GCAAGGATGGTATCTCAGCAAGAACCAAGCTAGATGGCAATCAAGTAGCTAGACGCTTGAGTGAAATGAAAACAATTGGATTGATTGAGTTGACAGGAAATACTGTTAAATCAAACTCTGGTAGGAATGAGCGAGAGTGGAGTGTTAAAAATGACTCCTGAACAAAAAGAATACTATTACAAAGAATTAGCCAGTATTCGTAGTGGTGGACATGAGCATGATGCTTGTATGCAAGACCATGTATGGGGCATGGGAAGCTACAATCTTGGGCCAATCAATCCACCAGTAGTGGCTTTTGGTCAAGATGGCGACCCTTACTATACACAGTACTTGCGAAACTGGGATGAGGTTAACGCATTGATTAACAATTTAAAAGAAGAAGCCATCAAAGCATGGGGAGAGGAAAAAAATGAGTTTCGCTAATACTGAGATGAAAGTTATTCAATGGGGTGAGGCTCGACAGATTGTCCAGAACAGCACACCTTATGCTCAAGCCTTAAAGACCCAAGAGGAACTCTATGAGTTGTTTGAGGCTATTGAGAGCAAAGATAGAGCAGCAATGGCAGACGCTTATGGCGACCTACTCGTAACAATGGTCATGGGTTGCGCTTGTGCTGATCTTGACCTTGTAGAGTGCTTTAAAGGCGCTTACGAAGAAATAAAATTTAGAAAAGGTTTCCTCAATAAAGAGGGTATCTTTGTTAAGACTTAAACACGGCTTGTTCGTCTTTTCTGCGGTTTAATAGTCCCTTAAGAACTTTACCGCCAGCCATGCAATACTTTAGTAATTCCTCTGACGCACCTTCCATATCTCCTCTAAGAACCTTTTGACGGAGGGTGCTTCTCTGTAGTGTTCCCAAACCAACATTAAAGCTAAAGCTGACCAAAGCATCAAATTGGCCTTGGGTAAGAGGTACTGGACAGAACTTCTCCACTCCTCGCTCAAACCTGTCAAGATCAGCTCTAAGAATTGCATCTACTTCCTCCATTGGAAAAGTACGGAAATCCTCAATCTTTAATGCAAAGCCATCACGCTCGTCTATCTTGAGTTTTCCTTGCTCTGGGTACAGTACATGGCCTACACCTATCGTCCATAGCTTTGCAGGGCATCTATACGGCTTCTGCCTTACACCTTCATGGTGCATTATCATTTTGATAGCTTTAGCAGAGACTTTCATTACTTGCCACCAAATGCACGACCACCAAAATGAAAAGCAATAATTGAGGCAAACAATGCTTGAGTATCAGAATCCCACAACATATTGAGCAAGTCATCAAATGGAACGCTCATGTAGTAGCCATACCAGAAGCCAGCTACATCAACAAACACTAACAAGAAAAAGAAACCATAAGTAATGACAGGGCGCACACTAGCCCTAAGATTCTTCATCCATTGGCTTGTACCCTCATTTAGAGCCGTATCATGGGCATAGATAGCTTGCATCTCAGCTTGTTGGGCAGCAACAATAGTCTGAGTAGTCTGTGAAGCAGTCTCCATTTGCAATTGTTCAGACTTGATATGCTCTACACGCTCTTGAGCCTCAAAACCTAACTTACGCATCTCCAATTCTCTTTGAATCTGAAGTTGAGCAAGTTCTAACTCATGCTTCTTATCTGCACGATCTTGAAAGAACTCTAGGAGTTTAGGAACGCCACCCATTAAAAATGAAATGAGGGTTGATAGTAGTGTCAGCATATTAGTCCTTATACAAAAATCTGAAATCGTCTTCTGTTCTCAAACATACCAAGCTCAACAGTATTCTGTTTTGCTCTCTTATCGTAGAGTTCTACTTCCATCTCGTGAGTAGCATTAGCAATCTTGTGCGCTTCTAAGGCTTGTTTGTATTCCTCTTGAACACGCTCTACAGCCTTCTCAAAAGCTACTTGTTTTACATCGTATTGCTTTGGCAAAACAAAGGGATACCATTTGTCAACAGTAATCATTTCTTGTCTTCCCTTTCTCTTGCTCTAGCGTAGTAGTAAAGAACCTTTGCTCTCATCTCAGCACTATCAGCAACTCCAGCCCACAATGCTAAGTTATTCCACAAAATAACCAGTTGGTCAGACTTACAAGAGTCTCCATTCGTAGTTATCCAACGAGACAACTCCATGTGCCGCATTGTTGGCTCGCTTATCCAACTCAAAGCATAAAAGTCTGACAATAAACATTGTCTGGGTTGTGCCGATACTAATAACCAAATGGAAAATAGTACCAACACTATCCATTTCATTTACTCATCTCGTTGATTGCCAAGTTAATACGAGTCTTAATCTCCGTTGGGTCTTCTACTGCCTCTTTAAATCCAACAGAAATATATCCATCAAACTCGCCCATTGTTGGAGGAATTCCTGCTCGACAGACATACTTCACGCCTTGCTTTTCTTCCCAATCTGAGTTCTTGCCTGTTACTACCAACTTATCGCAGTAAACCTCACCACCCAACATAGAAATCATTGACTGATTACGTTGTGGGTCTTTGTTAAACAAGGATGATTTGCCTCCATCCATGGTTTTATCTTGACCCTTAGAGGTAAGTGCAAACAACGTAGTTCGAGAGTTAACCGATAAATTAGCTTTGTGTACTGTGACAGTCTCAGCCTCTAAGTCTCTTTGAACAGATAAAGCAACTTGCATCAAGGACGGAGTGTCTTTCAACTCTGTTTGATGGCTAGAGTTAGTGATGGCTTGCAGAATGACTTGACGAGAATCCCAAGCAAAGTAACCCGCAAAGAACAGGAACGATAGCAAGATTACTGTGAGCAACTTAAATGGGTTATCCACCCACTTAATCAGGTCTACTACCTTGTCAACATTAGACTCATTCTTTTTCGTCTGCGTAACAGCAACCTTTGGAGAAGATCGCTTAACTGGCGCAACCTTTGCAGGTGCTGTCTTAACTGTTTTCTTCGCTGTTACCATGTTGATCTCTTGCTAGTTGCAAATGTTGGTACTTGAAGTAAATGTTAGCCACCAGACCAATGAAACCGATGACTACACCGCAGAGTGCGCCAAATTCATTGGCTGTTAAACCAAAAAAGATAGCACTTGTTGCGCCACCATAAGTAGCTATTGACGATGCTTTTGCAGCTATTGCTGAAGCGGCTTCTGCGGTATGCTGTTCCATGTTATGCGCTCCAAGGTTTCCCAGAGGTCTTTACAGGGCTTTTAAGCAAAGCAATCTGAGCCGCCAAAGAAGCCTCTGTAGCTGTCTTGTCAATGCTTTCCCACACCCATGCCAATACTGTGGCTTCTGTTAGGTTTTGATAGGGTATAGCAGGAGTGCCTTCAGCCCATGAGACTGTTGCGTAGGCAGAGGCAGAGTGATCTCCATCTACTGCTACTGCTGTCCAATGTGCTGTGGTTACAAAACCATCGGCTGTGTTGCGGTCAAGTTGAGAGATTGTCCATGTAGTAGTCATAGTTATGCTTTCAATGCGGCTACATCAGCCTGTAATTGAGTGATTAGGGCTTGTTGTTCTTGGATTGCTTTTACCAAAACAGGAATAAGGTCTGCACGAACCGACTTATATGGTTCTTCACCTTCAGGCGCAGGGTCTTTCCATGTATCAATCATGTCTGGAAAAACTGTTTCAAACTCTTGGGCAATAAAGCCTCGCACATCTTTAGTATCAGAACCTTTGCCTTCTTTCCAATCAAACTTGCGAGGTTTTAAAGTCATCAGTTTTTCAAGTCCATCATCCAAATCACGAATGTTTTCTTTTAATCGTTGATCTGAAATGGCTGTTATGGTTGTGCTTGTTGCATTGATAACACCAGCGTTTGTTACATAGAAGCGATAAGACCCTGCTGTGCTATTGTAGTAATCATAAGTGTCGGCTGTAGTTGAGGGTGCTACAACAGAAACAAATCCATTAGGTTGAATCATTACTCCTGTTCCAGAGCTTGCACTAGAACCAGTTTTCCCCACCAGCAAGTTACCGCTTGAGTCTATACGGGCACGTTCTGCACCTTGAGTTCTAAACAGAATTGGTCTAGCGTTTGTAACACCAGCATCAATGACTAAACCAGAACTTTCGTAGAAGCGACTACGATCATTTGCATTTGTATCGCCACCAACAGTAATGCCACCATTTACTTGTAAGGTATCAATTGGACTTGTTAAACCTATTCCAAGCCGACCACTAGCATCCAGAGTCATTGCCTGAGTAAAGGTGATAGCGTTTCCTGCTGTGCCTGATGGGGCTATATTCCAAATATGTTTACCAAGATTTATTTCATATCTACCTACAGCATCGCCTGTAATTCCGTATTTATAGCCAGAATTGTAATAGTTTCCTTGTGTAATTTGAGTAGTACCTGAGTTACCGCTGATACCATTACTTGCTTGCCCAACATCAATAGCTTTAAATATGCTATCCCAAGCACTAGGAGTAACTCCCAAGCCTAGATTGCCTGAGCTATCAATCCTCATAGCCTCCGCACCACCTTCAGCAAAAGCAATTGTGTCAGCAGCAGGGAAGAAAATACCTGTGTTTGTGTCTCCAGAAGTTGTCAATGCAGGTGCAGAAGCAGAACCTGCCTGAACAGTTAAAACACCGCCAACAGTTACAGGGTCACCAGCAGAGCCGACCTGAAAGTCTTTCAGTTGACTCATTAACTCACGGATAGCATCGTTGATACCAGAGGGCGCGCAGCCCTCCGCGATATTGATCGAGTCAATGTCGGTGTTATTAGCAGGGGTGCTAGAAAATTCTGAGATTTTTGTCTTTGCCATGTCAGTCCTTAGTCGGGGTTAGCCATTCCAGTTAAATCAATACGATAAGATAAATCAGGTGCAAGACCCAACAAACCTTGTGGTGAAGCAGCAAACAATTGAGAAGCCTCTGCTGGTGATGCCATGTAATCGAGCAATGGGTCTTTGATGTTCAAACGCTGATAAAAGTTCTGCATAGTAGGACTTAAATATGCTTTTGTTAGCATAGGAGGTATGCCCAAACTAGCCGCACCAGCCGCCAATGGAACTCCCATAGCAGTAGTACCTCCTAAGATACCAGCAATTTTAGCAGGGCCAGATGTAAGCATATCCTTCATCGTTGTTCGCTCAGTTGTCTGACTGCTACCAATCTTAGGCTTCAAAGCAGATTGAGCAACATCAGCCAAGTCTGTCATTACGCTAGCTGGCTCTTGTCCAAAAATGCTTGGCAAAGTAGATGGAGACTTTTCATTAGTTTTGATAATGTTTTTACCAAACTTAGTAATGTCTAAATCACCTTCTGGATTCAATGAGCCAAGTTTAATGTCAGCCAATACACCACGAGCCAACATCAATTTGCCTTCTTCGTCTAGCAAAGGAATGATCTTCTCAGCAGCACCACTTTCATTGCTTGCAATAGTCTTAACAATTGTCGAATCTTTAGCAGTTGAAAAACGCTGATTCAAGTTAACCGCATCACCATATGAGCCACGCAAGTTCTTTAACTTTGTTACTTCTTCATCAAGACCTTGATTTTTAAATGTAATGTCTCGTGCATCATCTAAGGTATCACGCAATTGTCTAAACGCATCACCAATCTTAGAGCCACGTTTTTCATAGGCTAAATCGCTAAATAACTTACGCTGATCTTGGTAATCAGAACCAGAGATATAACCCTTTTGCTCGTATCCTTGGTAAGAATACTCTGGTGTTCCAGAATCAATCAATTGCTGACGAATCTTGTTTTCAACTTGTTTGTAATTAGCATTTGTTGGTTTAATTCCTGCCTCATCTAATGCAGCTTGAACTTGTCTATCTAGTGCTTCATTTTTAGCACCAAAATAGAATTCTTCAAAACTCTTAAACAATGGCTCTTTTCTCATTGATGGAGGCAAAGAATTTAATAACTCTCGTGCTTTCATAATGCCTGATCTAAAGTTAGGAACTTCAGACAAAACAATGTCAGACTGAGATGAAACATTTTTAATTGATTCACCAATCTTGCTAACATTAGATTCAGCAGCTTGTCTAACAGCTTTTGCACCACCAGCGAACGCAACATCAGGTGCGCTTGGCATACCGCCATACATATTAGCAATCTGGTTTAAAACCTTCTCTGCGTAATCTGATTGGAGATTAAACTTCTTTGTAAACTGAGATGATGAGAATGGCAATGTAGAAGATACAGCCTCAAACAATTGAGCAGTTTTACCCGCACCAGCTTGAGCAGGGGTTAACCCTAGTTCATCAGTAAAGCCAAGAACTTTAGCCTTACCTGCCATAGCCGCATTACGTTGATCTGCAAGTGTCAAAGGCTCTGGTGTTCTTGCTTTTGTTTGCATACCAATAGAACCTATTGGAAGACCAGCAGCCATACCCAACAAAGAAGCAGGAATATCGCCAACAATAGGTTGTGCTTTTTCAGCTACCAGTTGACTTGTTGCTCCAGCAGGTATTGATGTACTCAATTGCGCTACAGGGTTAACCGACATACGAGCCGCTAACTCTCTTGCCACAGGGGTTGACGCTTGTCTTGCAATTTGTGGCAATGCAGATAATGCCGCACCAGTACCACCTAAAGCACCAAAGCCCGCCTCTACCATGCGCTGACCAGTTGTCTCTGGTTGTGCAACACCTGCCCTAGTCATTCCCTCTTGAATGGTCTTAGACAGCATTTGCAAACGAGGCAAATCTTTACCAGTAAGTTTTTCACCACCAATCATAATCATGTTGACAAGTGCGTTAAGAGCATCACCAACAGGCACAGCCATAGACCCTGCAAGTTGTCCAGCAGGGCCAAACGGAGTACCAGCCACAGCACCAACTAAAGGCGCAGCTAATCCACGAGTGGCAGCACCTGCGAATTTAATAGCTGAGTCACTAGAACGACCTGATCGCTTTGCGCCCATTTGTGGATAGTAGCCAAATACCGCAGATTCAGAGCCTCTAGGCATTATCTTTGCAGCCATCCCATCACCAAAAACCTCATCAAATTGAGCTGCTGTTTCTGGGTTTGATTGCAAATAAGCAATATCTTTTGCTGTTGGTTTTTCCATGTTTATCTCTTGTAAGGATTTACAAATGGGTCAGGAGGAGCAATAAACTTAAATCCACGCAAACTCTTATTGTTTTCAAAGAAGTAGTTTTCAGCTTGTTCAGCGTATGCTTTTGCTTTCTGTGACAAGTATTGAATGTCTTTAATAGCTGCTTCTTTTGCTGCCAATGATACGGCAGAATTAGCTAAATCACCAACAGCTTTGTCGTAGCGTTTAGCGTCAGCATCTGATGTAGGCCCACTAAACTTAGGAGTATTCAAAGCCAAAGATTGAGACAAAGTAGCCAACCGATCATTTGCATCTTTAGCTTCAGAGCCAATTCCAACAGCACCAGCAAGACCTTTAATTCCAGCTTCGATACGACCACCATATGCTTGTTGCAACAATGGTGCGGCTCTCATCGCAACAGAAGACATATTGTCTGCTTTACTTGCTTCCTCTTTTGCTTTTGTAAGAACATCAAACTCTTTCTTCTGTGCATAAGAGAATGTTTCTGGTTTATTGGCTTCTGCATTTTTCCTAATTTCAATCAATGCTGCTGTATTTTCAGCTTGCAATTTTTTGTATTCTGCTGACTGAGCAAGACCTTGTTCTTGTAATGCTCGCATTGCTTTTTGATTTGCTTCGGTAGATGCTCTCATAGCATCAAGACTTTCTTGAGATTGCTTAAACTGCTGACTTCTACCAATGGCTTCAGTCAATTCTTTTGCTCGTTGGTCAGCCTTCTCTGGGTCAATCAAACCTTTCTGGAAGCTAGTCGCATACTGTGTAGCAAGATTTTGAAGATGTTTAGGTACTGTTGGGTCAGTTGTAAATTGCAAGAATGGATTATCATTTTGTTGACCACCACCAACAAAACCCGCTTTACGCAAGTCAGGCACAAGTTTAGCCATGCTTGCCAATGATGTTAATGGGTCAGGCGACAACATAGCCAATGCTTGCAGCTTATTGGTGTCGATAGTGCGTGTAGTCTGAGCAGGTTTAATTGCCATGCTTGGCATTAAATTGCCCTCATCATCACGAGCAGGGAATTGACTTGGCATACCATCGTATGTAACTTGCTCTGGTGTGGTTGTTGTAGTAAAGATTTGTGGTGCAAGTAAACGCATTTGTTTTTCTTGCTCACGCTTTGCTTCATCTTCTTTACGCTTACGCAACATCTCTTGCAATTGAGCTTTTTGTAGTTGCTCTTGCAGACCGCCTTGCATAGCTTGACGATAAGCCTGTTGGCCTTGCTGAAGTCCCTCAAGTACAGACGATGCACCGCTACCGCCTTTGAACAAACGTCCTGCTAGTGCGTAGAGTGCTTGGGCTTGTGCCTCATCACGGCTACGACCAATATCCTCTGGAGACATCCCCAGAAGACCCATTGTGTCAGCACCGCTAGTGCCAAAAATATCTAATAATCCTGCCATGATTTAATCCTTAAGGGATTGTTTGGAAGTAAGGGTTAATGACAGCATCAGCATTTGAGCTACCACCACCAGTCAACCAATTACCAATTTGCGAAACTCCTTGAGCACCACCAATGTTTTTATAGATACCTGCCGCAGTAGCAGCACCACCTAATAGGTTTTGCCAACCAGAGGCTTGGGGAGCAGCAGTACCACCTTGTTGCGCTCTACCCAATGGGTTGCCGTAAACACCAGACAAGAAGTTAGCCAAGTTTTGCTGTGGCTGAGTTTGTTGGAAGTTGAACTTATCAATATCAGCTTGCTGTTGTGCGCCTGTGTAGCCTTCACGCATTTGACCAGCTTTGAGCATATTCTGAATATCAGCGTAGTCAGCTTGTGCCATTTGAGGCGCGGCCATCGTAGCCGCTTGTTGGCGACCACGCTCATCAGAATAGTTCTGGTAAGCCAATGTCCCTGCTGTGTCAGCCAAAGTCTTAGCAAACTGACCACTAGCACCTTGTTGCATGGTAGACATAGCACCAGAGCCATAACGACCTGCTTTAGAGGCCGCAGAACCAATGCTACCTAGTGTTTCTTTAAACTTAGACTCAGCCGCTTGTGCCGCAGGGTTAAACGCACCTTGAAAGAAAGGGTTTCCACTTAGGTAGTTACCTTGAATAGTTCCTTGCAATTGGCTCTGAGCCGCACCAGTCAAAGGACTACCTTTAGATGCTCGTTGCTCAAGGGCTTGCAGACCAGTCTGGGTTTGCTGTGATGGGCTTACATAAGTCTGTCCACCATAGTACTGAGGGCCACCGCCTTGATATAACTTCTGGGCTTCTGACAAACCATAGCTGAGATATGGCTGAATTGTTGGGTCAATGTTTGATG